ATGCTGATGCAAATGTTATAGCTAGAGTATCAACAGAAATGTTGAATGGTGTTTCTTACGAGGACGCAGAAAAAAAGTAAGATTTGACCCTGAGTTATATACCATACTTGCTCTTGGTCACGAATTAAAAAAAAGTATGGAAGAAGTTCTTTTGATGACTCAGGAAGAATTTTATTATTGGATAGGGTATTTTAAAGTGAAGGCGGATAAAGAGAAATTAAACTATGGCAGATCAGCAACTAAATATAACTCTAAACGCAATAGATAATACTAAGAAGGCACTTACTGATCTACAAAACAATTTAAAGGGAATAGACAAACAAACAAAAGAAGTAACAACAAGCTTCTTTACATTCTCAAACGTATTAAAGACTTTTATAACAGCAGAAGTAATTAGAGGTACTTTTAGTATCCTAAGTGCTTTCCAAGATATGAAAGTTGCATTGAACCAAGTTACTGGTTCTGCTCAACAAGGCGGTAGAGCATTTGATTTCTTAAATAAGTTTTCTGAAACATCTAGGTTTAACATAAAAGATTTATCTAATGCTTTTATTTCTCTTTATAGATCAGGAATTAATCCTAGCGAAGAATTACTTAAAACATTTACAGATACGGCATCAGCTACAAGGCAACCATTAGAAACATTAAATGCTTTAATACTTTTATTTACTAAAGGTACTGAAGGTGGAATGGGATTACTTCAATTTAAGAGATTAGAGAATGAAGGAATACCAGTATTTAAAATTCTAAGAGAACAATTTGGTTTAAGCAAAGACGCAGTAGAAGAATATTTAAAAAGTGTTTCTGGCACTAAACTAGTATTAGATTTATTAAGACAAGGATTAGGAAGCACATTTGGTGGTACTGAAGCGGCTAATGCTAAAAACTTATCTACAACTTTTGATGATGTAAAAAATGCGGCAGAAAAACTATTGGCTTCATTAGGAGATAGTGGTTTAAATAAAGTTTTAGCAGAAACATTTATATTACTAAAAGATATAATTGATCTTATAAAGAATTCAGATTTTGTAAAATTTCTTGGTGTTGTAGGAAATGGTCTTGGATATATATCTGACCAAATAGGAAAAGGTGTCAAAGCATACAAAGAAGCAAGAAAAGGTTATCAAGACGCAATAGGAATGGGTAGTAAACCAGTAGTTGCACCAGACAAACCAACAACACCTGAACCAAACACATTAATACAAGAAGTTTTCTCACAATTAAAAGTGGCTTCAACTGCATTTACAATACAATGGACAGATATAAATAAAATAATAGCTAAAGGAACAGTAGATGCAATTAGATCAGTTTCAATGGGTATTGCTGAATCTATAGTTCTTGGTAAAAAATTACAAGATACCTTTAAAGAAATAGCACAAAAACTTCTTATAAAAATTATTGCAAGTCTTGCTGAGGAACAATTAATTAAAATTGCTTTAATAGCTTTAGATCAAATAGCAGTATTAATAGGATTGCAAAAACTTGGTGTTGAAAAACAAATAACAAGCGAAAAGAAAAAACAAGCAGAAATTGATGGTAGAACAACTGGTGCATCAACACCAGAAGATATGGTTAAGAAACAATTAGGAAATATATTTGATGAATTGTTTAATAGATTAAAAACTTCTTTTGATGATATATTTGGTTCTATCTCAGATATATTTGGTTCAATAAGCGATTACAGTTCACAAATATTTAATGATATTGGAAGTAGCTTAATGGATATTATTGGAAGCTTAGGTTCTAGTGTTGGAGATATATTTAATTCAATAGGTGGTTCTTTAGGAGACATATTAGGAAGTGTAGGAAATTTCTTTGGTGGTGGTGGCGGTGGTGGGGGTGGTGGATTTGATTTAGGAACTGTTGCACAAATTGCTAGTTTCTTTTTAGCAGAAGGTGGTGCTGTAACTGCTGGGCAACCTTACGTAGTTGGAGAACGTGGTAGAGAATTATTTATACCAAGTCAAAGCGGAACAATGATACCAAATCACGATTTAGGAACTACTGGTTCTACAAGTATTAATTTTACAATAAACGCAACAGATGTTAGAGGAGTACAAGAGTTATTAATTAACAATAGAGCAACAATTACAAATTTAGTTAATCAAGCACTTAACGCAAGAGGTAAATCTAATTTAGTATGAGTGGAACATTTCCTTCAAGTCCAGTAGCTAATTCAGCATCAATATCTTCTCAACAGAATACTATTGTTTCAACAACAACTTCTGGCAGACGACAAGCAAGACAAATTGACGGACAAAGATTTAGAATGACTATTAGTTTCCCACCAATGACAAGAACAGAATTTTCTCCTATTAATGCTTTTATAATGAAACAAAGATCACAACTAGAATCATTTACTTATTCTCCACCAACTATATCTACACCACTTGGAGTTGCTTCAGGAGTTATATCAGTTAATGGTGCAATAAGTGCTGGAGTTACTTCAGTAGCAATAGACGGAATGGCAAATAGCACAACTGGAGTATTTAAAGCTGGAGACTATTTTAGATTTACTGGTCAAAACAAAGTTTATATGGTTATGGCAGACGTAACTTCCAATGGTTCAGGACAAGGAACATTAACTTTTGAACCACCATTAAGAACTGCTGTAGCTGACAATGCTATATTAATTTATTCTAATGTTGATTTTACAGTTTCACTTATTTCAGATGTTCAAGAGTTTAATATTGGCACAGAAAATTTATTTCAATATCAGATTGACGTTATAGAGGTATTCTAATGGCAAGGTCATTATCTGGTTCACTCATTACAGAACTTGCTACGGATAAACTTAATCCAGTTGATTTAGTTTATATTGGTGTTAGCACAGGATATTATTACACAGATCATTATAAAGATATTTCTTTTGGCGGAAACACTTACCAAGCATCTTCATTATTATTAGGAGTATCTGACGCATCAGAAACATCAGAAGTTTCAGTAAACGATTTAGTATTAAAATTTAGTGGTGCAGATCAAACAATGATTAGTCTATTTCTTAATTATGACTATATGAACAAACAAGCTTTTGTTTACAGAGGTTTCTTAGACGCAAATCAAACATTAATATCAGACCCATTTCTTTTATTTGATGGAAGAATAGAAAACTTTAACATTACAGAAACAGATAATAGTTCTGAAGTTGCTATTTCAATCGCTTCGCACTGGGCAGATTTTGATAAGATCGCTGGAAGAAAAACAAATACTAATTCTCAAAAATTATTCTTCTCTACTGATAAAGGTTTTGATTACGCATCACAATCAGTTAAAGAAATTAAATGGGGAAGGGCATGAATGACTTCTACCGAATTGTTTCGGTGTATAGGCATTTTGAAAAATATAACAAATATACTTATGGACAAATCGCTAATCATATTCTGCCTTCTTATAATCTTGGACAATATCAGATTCATAGAGATAAAGATGAGATTATTGGTTATACAAATTGGGCATTAATAAACGATATAGTAGAACATAGATTTATGAAAACTGGACAATTAAAAGCTAACGAATGGAATTGTGGAACTAACTTGTGGCACATTGAAACATTAGCTAAAAGAAATCTTAAAGACATTATGTCTTGGACTAAAGATCATTTTACAAATCTTTATGGAATAGACAAACCAATTAAATGGATAAGAGTTAAAGAAGATAAGATTGTTAAACATCAAGTTAGACTTACTAAACCTAGTTGGAATTTAGGTGGGAGATTAAATGGGTAGTATATTTAAATCAGTATCAAAAGTATTTAGTACAATTACTTCAATAGTATCAACTGCATTAAGTTGGTTACAACCTGCCAAACCAAAATCTAATGGCTTTAATTCAAATTTTGAATCTGCACAAGGTGTATTAGTTAATAAAGATTCTAATGATGCAAACATACCTATTGTTTATGGATTAAGACAAGTTGGTATATCAAGAGTATTTGTTGAAAGTTCAGGAAGTTCAAATACAAATCTTTATATAGCTGGAGTTCTTTGCGAAGGTGGAGATGCAGGAATAGAATCTATTGACTCAATTTATATTGATGACAAATTAGTAACTTGGTCTGGTTCTTTAACTGATGGTACAGTTAGAACAGTAAATAGTTCTGATACCAATTTTTATAAAGATGGTGCTAGTTTAATATCAGTTCAAGGATTTTATGGATTGGATAGTCAATCAACTTCTTCTTTATTAGATGAAAGCACTAATTGGGATTCTAATTATAAATTATCAGGTGTTGCCTATGTTGCTTTTAAATTTACTTGGAATCAAGATGCTTTTAACGGACTTCCTGATGTTAAAGTAACTCTTAAAGGTAAAAAGATTTATGACCCAAGATTAGATTCTACTAAAGGTGGTTCAGGTTCACATAGAGAATCAACTTCTTCTACTTGGGCTTATTCTAATAACTCAGCTTTAATTCTTTTGGATTATTTAAGAAATACTAGATATGGAAAAGGATTACCAACTTCTGCATTTGAAACTAATTACGATTCATTTAAAAGTTCAGCTAATACCTGCGATACTCAAGTTACACCATACACAAGTGGAACTGCAATAAGTTTATTAACAACAAACGCAGTATTAGATTCATCACAAAAAGTTATAGATAACGTAAGAGAATTGCTAACACCAATGAAAGCAATATTTACTTATACGCAAGGTAAATACAAATTAATTATAGA